GGCTTTGACAACAGTTTCATTGAGCTTAACCGCATCAATAGCAGCCTGCAGCGCTTCTGCGTCCTGGTGGAATATTTCATCGTCGCCGTCATCGGTAAAATGACCCTCAGCTTCGGTTTTCAAATCCTCAAGATGACTTATGATTTGATTTTCATTCATTTTTGCATATCCTCCTAATTTCAATTTAAATGCCATTTTTAGGCGCTTTGTGTTTTGGCGTGGAAATTACCCTACCCTCATCCGTAAAACCTCATACGGCTTATTTCTGTGGGCTTGTCGTTGGTTTGGCTGCACTCATGGCGTTCAGTTTCTGCAAAACAGTCTTTTCGGTGACGTTTTCGCTTCTTGCCGCAGATATCACAGCAAGCGCAGTCCTCAGTGCCTCGGTAACATCTTCGGGAAGTTTCAGCGGAGCCTTGCAGAGAGCTGCGCAAAGGCTCTCAGTCGCCTTGATAGCCTCCTGGTGCTTTCGGTACGCATCGACATAAAGAAATCGCTGCTTGATATCCTCGTTGTACTGAGACAGGAGGCGCTGCTTTTCGGCAGCAGCCTGCTCCAGACTTATGGCTTTGCTTTTGAACATCGCATATACGCCGCAAAGTCGTGCAAAATATCTGTACTCAGCCGCAGGAAACTCAGAGCAATCAATTATCTGACCCTTGCAGCCTGCATTATAGCAGTCGGTCTCCAGCTGCTTGAAAACAGCCGGATCGGAAAAACATTTCTTCAATTTACACCTCCGGTTTATTTTTGATTGCATGATTTACGATCAGGTCAAGGTCGAATGACGGCTGCTTGGAAGGCTGTGCCTTTGCGCCGTCTTCCTCTATCCACTTGACTATTGTGTTGTAGTGATTACGATACGGCTTCTTGCCGCTGGATTTTATGTATTCACTGATTTTATCAACGTACGCATTGACTATCGTGTCTCCGTATTTATCGCAAAGCGATTTGTATTGTTCCGTTGTCAGTCGTACGTTGTTGTGTGTGCCCCTTGCGGGCACCTTACTACTAACACTACTACGTAGTACAGTATCAGTATCAGTTACAGTATCAGTATCAGTTACAGTATCAGTATCAGTTACAGTATCAGTATCAGTTACAGTATCAGTATCACTATCCATTTGTATTTTTTTGTATGCGTTTGTATCGTTTTGAATACATTTGTATTCATTTGTATTCAAATGTATATCTTCTTTGTCGCTGACAACAGGCTTTGAAGTGTTGTCGCTATCTTTTGCCCAGCGCTTTTTGATATTTTCAGCACGCTTCTGGCATACTTCGTTGTATCGCTGTAAATCGCCGTCAAGCTGATTGGCAATAAAGGAAAATGCCATTGCTGCCATACCATCGAGGGTAGGCAGCTCTTTTGTATTGACATATTCCAGAATAGCTTTAAACAGCTTGCCTGCATCTTCATCGGAAAGTATCTGCACCTGCCTGATGTACTCCGCATAAAGGATAAAGCTCTTCTTTTTCGGCATTCAGACCACCTCAGAACGGAAGATCGCTGTCGCTGACTACTTCCTCAAAGTCCGAAAGGTCGGCAGAAGCAGGTGCCGCAGCCGATGACTGATGCTGAGGAGGGGGAGAAGCAGAGGAGCTTTTGCTTCCGCCGCTGTCACCACCGAAATAGGCATGATCCACAAGCACCTCGGTAACATAATGCTTTACATCGGGGTAACGCTTGTCATCATAATTTCTCGTTCTGATAACGCCCTCAATGCCTATCATCTTGCCCTTGGAGAAGTATCGGCAGATAAATTCAGCCGTCTGTCTCCACGCCGTGCAGCTGATAAAATCGACCTGCCGCCCGCCGTTCTGATCCTTATACCCCCTGTCAACAGCCACGCTGAAGCTACAGGACGATATGCCGTTTACGCTCTGCCGCAGTTCAGGATCTGATGTAAGACGTCCCATTAAACACACTCTGTTCATATTGCACCTCCTAAAATTTTGGCTATCATATAGCCTGTCATACGCTTGTCGCAGAATACGAAATCAACATCATACCGCTGACCAATGGTAAAGAGTATCTTGAAAAGCTGTTTTCCGCTGACAGCTTTGGGAGACGTTCTGAGGCGGGGATTTACCCACCCCTGAACATCTGCAAGTGTCTTGATATTGCTTCCGTGTTCGCAAAGAATAATGATTTTTATCCCATTTTCCCGTGCACGTTTAAGCTCATTGATGAACCTTTCGTGCTGCTGGCAGACATTACCGCATATTTCCTGTAAATTCTGCTTGCGGTCAATTACGACCCTCGGATTGTCAAGGCTCATATAATCGCCTACATAAAGCTTTGACGTATAATGCTGAATGCCTGTTTCATCAAAATAGCTCACTATCTGTTTAATGGCTCTTGATTTTTCTCTGGTATCAATCTGTATAGTCACTTTTAAACTCCTCCGAGGTCAGAACCTTGTCAAGCTGTTTTGTGAATTTACAGTAATCACAGTGTCCGCATCTGGTCGGTTCTTCCTTTCCAGACTTTATTGCCGCATATCTTCCGATGTTCGCCTTGACTATCTCCATCGCCGCATCAAGCTCAGCCTGATCCAGACTTATGACCTGTAAGTCGGTCTCCTTTTCCTTTGTGGCTGCAGCAAGGACAAAGGGGAGAGTTTCCCCTGTGTTCTGCCTTACTATCTCCTGATATACAGCGCCCTGAATGTCATAGCCCCAGGCTTCATAAAAGCTGAGCCTGCCTCTGCCGTTTACATATATGGGGGAAAAGTCCTTTATGACCTTGAGGTCAACTATGGTCTTGTGCTTCCGATAGCTGTCAATTTTTATCTTGACAGGCACGCCTTCGATCTCGCCCACCATAATTTTCTGCTTTTCTCCGTCCATAGCCTTCATAAAAAAGCTGTCTCGTTCGATTCGGTTGATTATGTAATCCGCCTGAATATATTCAGCTTTCAACGCACCGTCACGCTTGAATATTTCGGGGTTCTTTGCCTTGAAAATATCAAGCGTGCCCTCGAAATGTGCATCGACATACGAGCCTACAAGAAGTGCGGTAGTCTTTTCGGGAGCATATTCACTGTGCAGCTCCGCAAGGGCTGCCGCCTCACATTTTTCAAAGCTTTTGAACTGAGACACGCCCATATATTTCAGATTGTTCTCCGGCGAAAAATAGTCGGTCTGAGTTATGCTGTGGGGTATCATAAATATGTTACCTCCATTTCCGAACTGTCGGTCGTTCTTGTGGCGATAAACTGCACACCCTTTTCCCTGCACTTGTTGTACAGCTTTTCACGGTTTTCCGCACTGAGCTTTTCAGCGCCGTCGATGAGAATTATCTGTAAATTGTTGGGCTTGCTCAGAGCAACGTCAACGCAAAGCTCAAGCTGTTCACCCTCTGAGAGGTTGGAAACGGGGAGACCGTGTATAAGGGGAATGCCGTTCTCCACCGTGAAGCCCTCAATGGGGATAGAAGCAGTTTCGAGTATCTTTCCGGGAAGACTGCGGGCAAGCTCTATCTTTGCTGTAAGCTTGTCCGAAGCGGCGGTAAGCTCCTTGACCTCTTCCTGCATAGTTTTCATACGGTTGTATTCGTTGATATACTTCTTCATCTGCTCGGCATATGTTGCCTGCTGTTCAAGGGGAGCCGTGTCAACGGGTGTTTTGTCAGCATATTCATCTGCGACCTTGATGTCAGAATCAAGCCTTGCCACATTTTCGTTATAACGGCTTTCCGCAAGTGCTATCTTATCCGCAAGTATCCCGTCAAGGGAAGCAAGCTTGTTCTCATTGGCTGCGATCTCCGCTTTCATGCGTTCGATAGATTTCAAAATAGCTTCACGCTGGTTGGATATCGCCATCTTTTCGGCAGCTACAGCGGATTCCTTTTCGCCCTGAAAGCCCCTTATCTTGTTGGCATAACTGTCCTTGAACGCCTTTGCACGCTGAATACGGCTGTTGTGTTCCCTGGCGCTGTTTATCTTCTTATACGCTTCCGCAAGGTCGAAATTCTCCCATTCCTCCGCATTGAAATGCTCGGGTATATCTTTGGCGATATCCTCGATGAACGCCTTCTGATTGCGGATATCACGGTTGATGTCCTGCCTGCGCTTAAAATAGTCCCCATTTTCGGACTGGATATCCGAAAGTACCTGCAGTATGTTCTGGCTGTAATCAATGCCCTGCGGTATCTCACCGAACTGCTGATTTATCCAGTTAAGGTCCCAGGGAAATTCGATGAGGTCAAGAATGGCCCTGTTCTGCTCCTTTTTGGTCATCTGGGTAAAAGCTACAGGGTCAAGCTGCAAGGGCGTAAAGAGCTGCTTAAGAAAGTTTTCGGGAGAAGATACTTCCTTGCCGCAGTCCTTTACGGATTTATAATCAGCCTGCTCGGTGCGCTTCTTACGATTGATGTAAATACCTGTGTCAGTCTCAACAATGATCTCGCCCTCTTTTTCGCCCTTGTGGATAACATAATCACGGGAGCTTCCATTGGTAAGAGCATATCTGATAGAATCTATTACCGATGTCTTGCCTGTACCGTTTGTACCTGTGATCTCGACAGATCTGCCGTCAAGCTCGGTCTCGGTGATGCCGAAAAGGTTCTTTATTTTTATCTTGGTAGCTTTCATTTTTCATATCCTCCGTTACAGTTCGATTCTCTCGGCGGGCTGAATGTCCTCAACCTCACCCTCAACGTGTACGCCCATAAGGACTTCGGGGCAATATACTCTCGCAAAGAACGATGATGCTCTGTATGCAAGCATAAGCTCAGGCATATTCGTCCATTTTGGATTTTTACCGAGCCACCCCTCAGCCCTCGCCATTTTCAGTGTGACCTCGGGGCCTTCCACCCTGTCACCCGTGTCAGCCCATACAGCCGACAGATAACAGCCTCGGTCATCGGTGCCCTTTGTGCCGATATATACAGGTCGGACGCTGCCCGGCTTGAATTTGCCGCAGCCTTCAATGAGAGCCTTGCAAGCCTGCCCGCTCCATGAGGGCTTTCCTTTGACCACATAAAGGTTTTGCATGACCATCATTGGAGATACACCCATTCTGTCAGCCATATCTACAGCGATGGCGCAGTCGGCAGGCTTGTTTTTGTAGTTATCGGGTATTATATCCGCTGTAGAGATTACCTTTGCGAGCTTATATGCTCTTGAAAAATCAGCAACTATATTTGTGGAAGGCTGCTGCACAATTTCCGATATTGCGGCGCTGCTCTGAGCAGGAGCCTGTATTATGTCGTTTGTTTCCATTTTTATTCCTCCTCAAAAAGTGACATTTGTTCGTTGGTTTGGGGGATATCCTGCCATTTAACACCTATGTAGTCAAGGACACGCCCCCAGCCGTATTCTGTGCCGTCCTCGTCTTTGCAAACATGGTACATCCAATATTCCCAAGCTTTGGGATTGGCTTCCCTCAGACGGTCAAATCTATGCGGACGGGCTTCCATATGTATTCCGAAACCGCATATATCACAGCCTGTCCTTTGTGCCTTGGTCGTGTACAGGGTGCCGTTTCCTTTGCGCTCAATGGTGCCGTATATCTCGGGAACGGGGACGTGCAAATCTAACGCCAGCTGCAAAATATCCTGCCTGTTGAATATGGCAAACGGAGCGGAACGGACCGTATCTTTGCCATAATAATTACAGCCGTGCATTTTTAGTGATTTTTCACGCCTGCCGCCCTCCGAAGCCATAAGCCCCAGATAAGGGAAGCTGTTATGCTCTTTCGCCCAATCGTCGCATGGCTTTTCTTTCAGCCAATAGCAGCACTGCGAACTGACTTTGAACGGCGGCGTTTTGTAATTAACGCCCTCGTTTTCGTTTTCATATCCGCCGAAAAGATACAGCCATTTTAACGGCAGCTTCATTCGGCTGTTCTTCTGCCACCCGCCGTATTCTCCCGTTTCGCCCGTAATGATAGCGTGTCGGATAGTAGCATTATTTTCGGTCGGGTTCTGCAGATGCTCGATTTTCGCCGCTTTTTCCTTACTGATAACGGGAAATCCGTATTCCTGCAAAATCCTGTGTTTGGAGTATGGCTTTCCGTCCTTGTCTCGGGACGTTTTCAACTGTATAACACCGAGCTGTTTATGTATGCGCTGAATGCTCCTGTCCTCAATGCTTGAAACTGATATTGCAGGAACGTCAATGCCTATACTGCGAAGAAAAAGCAGCAGGGTAATGCTGTCAAGTCCGCCCACAGACACATGACAGTTTGCGTAATATTCTCCCACGGGAGAAGTGATGGTATTATAAAAATCCTTTGCCATTTTTGCGGCGTGAGACAATTTCGATTCATACGGCAACTGCTGTAACTGCAGGAAACGCTGAATATTTTCGTCAATGTGCTCCCGTTCCTTGCGTACAAGGACGTTTTCCTTGTACTTCTTTGCGCCGCTCCTCGGGGTGATCTGCTCGTCCTCGATCAGGGTGAGTTGTTCCATCAGTCCCTTGCCTCCCCGTAAATCCTGCGGTAACATGAAACGCAGTAGCACAGCCCGAGAGACTTGTAAAACGCCTTGCGCCTGCCGCATTTGCGGCATAGGCATATTTTGATTTTCATCTTGACATTCTCCTCATTATCTGCTATAATGCAGATGATAATATATCTGTTTATTATTTTTCCTCCGCCTGACCTCGGCTGCAACCGAATCAGGCGGATTTTTTATCCCTGCACAGGGCAAGCCACAAACTCTACCCTGTCCGGAATGCGTCCTGTAAGCGTCATTGCAATCGCATTGGCAGTAGGTTCAAGCCCCTCAGTGCTGTACGCCTGTGTGCGGAATTTGATGACCTTGTTGCCAAAAAAGCACTTGGCTATGTACATCTTCATTCGGCATCTGCCTCCTTCTGAATTTTTGTCCCCTGTTCCATCGCTCTGATGAGCCTTGCGATAGTGTCGGCAAGGGCATCAGCAGAAGGCTCCTGCTTGATGTTTACGGGTCTTGTGTTTGCTGTCTGCTTAGTCATATTATCACCTTATAGCCTTTCTTTGTCTTAGCGAAGATGTTGACCTGACATTCGCCGTCAGTATCTTCTGCACGTTCCTTTGCCGCAGCTCTGGCTTCGTCAAACGTATCATACGTTCCGATGATGTCTTCAAAGCCGTCAAAAGTGTCGATTACTTTGTACACAGGTTCTCCTCCTCTTCGATAATTTCCATATGGTCATAAGCAAATTTGATCATATCGTAAGTGGTCTGAGCCTTGGTGTGATTGGTGATGCTCATTACTTTACACCTGCCTTTTCCTTAGCCGCTTCAAGCAGCTTCTTGTCGATGATACGCTTGAGGCATTTTGCCATAATCTCAGGGCTTGGCTCGTTCACGAGTATGATCCTGCGTCCGCTTTCGGACATCATTTCTCTGATGATGGGCTTTGTGGTTTCATTCATATTTATTTCTCCTTCTTATAATATTTAGACGTGTTAATATTTTATAAATTGTGCAGGTTGACAAACAACTCCCAAAGTTTTTCGTAAATACCATATATAGCTATTTTATTGACAATAATTACTATATGTAGTATAATTAAGCTATAAACTAATATGAAGGGAGGAATGTTCATGTCAAACACTAAGCAGACAAGTGCGTCTGTCGCTTCAAAAGCATCGACTATTCTCAGAGATGGTCGATACAGCAAGACTTCTAAGTCAGTTGCCGGAAGCGCTCTTTCTCAGACCAAGACATCTTCTAAGAGCAGCAAGAAGTAAGCTTGGCAAAATTTAGTTTTCTTTGGCGGAGTGCGAATGTACTTCGCCGCTTTTTTTGAACAGTACCTGTACCGGAACATCTGAAAAGTATTTTTCATGTATTGCAAGAGCTTCATCAAGTGTGAAGCCTGAACGCCCCGTCAGTTTTTTGCTCAGGTAGTCAGCGCTGATCCCAACTGCTTTCGCTATGTCTTTCTTCTTTATTTGCCTGCAGGCAATTTCTACTTCCAGTGCCGGATAAGCGGGTTTAACGGTTCTGTATGGCAACTTCTCCTCATCTCCTTTCTGTCCCGGACAGATAATAAGTTTACTGCTCAATGATCTCCATATGGTCATAAGCATATTTGACCATATCATAAACAGTCTGAGCTTTGGTGTGATTGGTGATGCTCATCACTTCCTCAACCATTTTTGCCGCTTCGGGGTATGTCCTCAGTTGGGCAAATTCAATAGGCGCTTCCTTTGGCGCTCTTTTGACTTTGAATTTCTCTTCCATGTTTTCAACTCCTTGACTTTGTTGTCCTTACAAAGTATAATGGTGGTAATTTACAGTAAAGGACGGTTAATAATGAAACTTGATTTTAAGTGCATTCGTGACATCATGCTCACTCTTGAAAAAGAGCTTCAGCCTGATGAAAGCGGGAATATACAGCGCATTAGTGCTGACGAGCTTTGTGAACTCATGTCAAAATACAAGTATAAGAATGGTGTTATCAAAGCCCACTTGCGCTTTTTATTCAGAAGCGGTGCATTGATTCCATCTGACAAGTATATCTGTGAGGATATAGAGGGTATTGAAGATATAGCTTATCCTGACGGATATTCATTGATTGAAAATCTTCGCACGCCTGATGCCATAGAAATTTTATACAAAGCTATGCTTTCAGGTATGCCTGAGAAGCTCTCCGATTTTTTCAATCAAATCGATCGCACAAGATCTGACCTGCTGAAACGATGATATGCCGCTTGCATTTCGGACATAGACAGTCACAATCAAAGCGGTAATCGGAAATTTTATTTCCGCAGCTGCACATGATAGGCTTTTTGATGCTATCATCACAGAACATAATGCCTTGAATGTTAAGCTCAGGTCTATCATACGTAAGCTTTAGCTCTCGGTGATATGGTGTTATCACTGCTTCCACTTTCTTTAAATATGGCGCTATGTCCTTTCCGTCAGCGGTGTACTTTTTGTTCACCGTGTCGATTACTATGCTTTTTTCTTTCACATTCTCACTTCCTTTCCTTAGTGCCGATAACCATCTCAGCAATGGAATCGGGGTTGATTTCCAGCGCCTTACACAGGGCAATAAACTCATCTCCCGTGATTTTTCTCTTTCCGTTAAGCGCGGAGCAGAGCTTGTTTTTTGCATCCTTGACATTTCCGTCCCTCCCGCAGTATAATTGTTGTAAATCATAAATGGGAGGTGTGGCTATGCAGTATAAATTCAATATTTCAGCAACTGAACATTTTAATAACGTTGAAGAAGCTGAAAAGAACGTGAAAGCATATCTGAATTACGGTTGGGAGTTTGTAAGTATCGAAAAGACTAAAAATGAAGATTTCCCATACCGTATAGTGCTTAATTGGAAGAACTCTGGAATTCCTGATGTTCCTCCTTACAGTGACAAGCTTCTGCATCTTTCCGAAGAGCGATAAACACATTTGGAAAGTCCGTATCAGCATTGCTTCTGCCTGCTCCGATGATAGGTACGACTATTTTCGGGTTTGCAGAAGCAACTTCTTTTAAGTCACTTTCGTTTTGAAAAACCATCAGTTCACAATAACCTTTGAGTGGAAAGATTTCCATTACATTTCCTGTTGAATTATTCTCCATTTTTCTCACTTCCCTTCTTCTCTCTTGCAGCTTGCTTCAAAGTCAAGATAATCAAAGATTTTCTTTAATTCCTCACCTTTGGGCGTGCTTTTGTGTCCCTCAAGGAACGCCAGTGATTTCTTTAAAATGATTTTTGCCTCTTCGGCATCATCAGTTACGCCCGATATCATTCCAAGAATTGCTTTGATTGCTAAGAAATTCATGTTTGATTTCCTCCTTTGTTAAGGTGTATGCTCAAAGAGCTTTTCGGCGGGAATATCAGGGAAAAGAGCCTGAATAATGCCGACCTCTTTCCACCAAAAGTCCACTCGCCCCGTCATTTTTTCGGCAAAAGCACGAGGAGTAATGTTGAGCATATTTGCTATGTCTTTTTTCTTCATGCCATTTTTAGATATTTCGGCTTCAAGATTAGGGTAATACGGTTTATTCATTGTCAAAATACAGTCACCTCCTGTAAAACATCACCTAAATGATGTTTATGTATTTACTATACCACATTAAAATGATGTTGTCAATACCTTTTTTGAAAAATACTTCAATAAAATGATGTTTTGTTCTTGACACAACCGTAATATTGTGGTATATTATGTTTAGAGGTGATAGTATGGGACTTGAAAGAATTAACGATTATAAGAAGATTAAAAATCTTACAAATAAAGACATCTCAGAAATAACAGGCATATCAATAAGCAGTTTGGATAAAATCACATCTGGAAATAATACAAATCCAAAACTTGAAACTGTAAAATTGATTTGCGGAGCTTTAGGGTGTAAATTAAGTGATTTGCTTGATGATGATAATTCAAAGGAAGAATTTACTCTTCAAGAAATCAACACAATAAAAAAATACCGCACTCTTGATGAATACGGCAAGGAGCTGGTAACAGCTGTTATTGATATAGAGTATAAGCGTTGCACATACAAGCCTGAGCCTAACAGAGACGATCTCATTGATATAAGCATAAATTATGCTCCCGTTTCCGCAGGTCTCGGCGATGAGCTGGAAGACTACGAACATTGGGAAAAGGTAAGCGTGCCTCTCACTCCGGAGAGCCGTAAGGCAGATTTTATTCTGCGTGTTGACGGTGACAGTATGGAACCTAAGTTCAGTAATGGGGATTATCTTCTTGTCCGCAAGCAGCCTGCTGTGGATATAGGTCAGATAGGTATTTTCGATGTTGACGGCAAGGGTTATGTCAAGAAATACGGCGGAGATAAGCTTATATCTTTAAATCCTAAGTATAAGGATATTTCGACCACAGATGACAGCCGCTGCTTTGGCCTGGTGCTCGGTACAACGGATATTATTGAAGAATAAGTTTACTACAAAAGAGGACGTGACAAAATGCCAAGATGTAAAAAATGTGGGAAATGGGGATTGTTTCTTAAATTGGACAAAAATGGTCTATGCGACAAATGTGCTTTGGAACCTTGCTATGATTTAAATAGCATACAGGGGATAAAAAGTATCCCTGTTAAGTCATTTAAATATGATCCGAAGGACGGTAAAAGTTACGCTTATTACAATATCGAATATGTATTGCAGCGAAAAGCGACAGAGCATAAGAAAAATGGTCGTTTGGATTTGGCAATAGAGTGCCTTAGAAAATCAAATGAAATAATGCCTCTTTCGGATATGACATACCCGATTGATGATTATCTGAGACTTGCAAAGTATCTTCGGTTAGATAAGCAGTTTGATGAAGCTCACAAAGTTGAAGAGATGTATTCAAATGGAAATTCTGCTGCAGAAAAAATATTGGATATAAATAGCATCAACTTAAAGCAAACTGACCTGGCAGGGGAAATGAATACGGATTTGGTGGACGTTGTATGTAATTGCTACCATTGTGCAGAGTGCTCTGCATATGGAAATAGAGTGTATTCCATTTCGGGCAAAGATAAGCGATTTCCAAAGTTGCCCGATTATGTCAAAAATAATGCAGGGCATTGTTCTATGATTATTTACCCATTTATATATGGAATTCATTATTTAACAGACCCATATACTAACAAGTCTATATCAGGCACTGACGTAATTGAATATAGCAATCGACCATTTACTGATAGCAGACCACAACAATGGATAGATGGATATAACCATTTATTAGAATTAAAGCACAAAAGAGAAGTTGATGAACTTAACAGTAAATATGCGCAGCAAGAATATGAGCAAATAGTGATAAAGCTGCCCGATATTGCGCCTAAAAGTCAGGCGGGATATACACGAATGAAAAAAGCTGCTTCTGCTAATTTCAAAAAAATATCAGAAGCAGCCCGTGAAGCCGGAATAACTATTCATGATTTTGAAAACGAAGATTGACAATTAAGGAGAGTGTACTCAATGAAAAAAATAATATCAGCTGTTCTTGCAGTCATGTGTGTGATGTCAGTTTTTTCAGCGTGCGGCAGTGAAGCAGCACCAAATACCGAGGTGTCTGTTTCCGAATCCGTGTCCGAAGAGGAGCAGAGCAGTGACAGCGTTATCAGAAATATTAAATGGGGTATGTCAATAGACGAAGTGAAATCCTCCGAAACTGCTGAATTTGATAGTGAAAAGGAAAATAAAAGCCTGCGCTATAAAAACATTGATATGTTCGGTCAGAAATTTGATTTGACATATGCTTTTGATGTATCTGACGGTTTATATTCGGCTGTATATGGCAGTCCTGATCTTATGCCCGATGATGCGGCAGCTCTCCAGAAGTCAATAATAGACACATTGACAGAAAAGTATGGAAAAGGTGAAGACGGCAGCCCGTTGTATGATCTTATCTGGTATTCCGGTGATACTAAAATATCACTTTTTATCGGTACACCAAAGGACAATGATACCCTTACATATTTCAGAATATGGTATCAGAAAGATGATGATGCAGCCAGCAGATCCGATAATGGAAATCTTTGATTTATAAATAAAAATCCCCGCCCGGCGCTGGAACACCGAACGGGGAAGAAGCTGTGATACAATCACAACCTTAGACAGGTTTATTGTATCATAGCTCCCTGAAAATGTCAAGGAGTGATTTAAATTTGAAAACCGCCGTAATATACGCCCGGTATTCGTCCGACAAGCAAACGGAGCAGTCCATCGAGGGACAGCTTTACGACTGCTACAACTACGCCAAAGCCAACAATATCACGGTAATAGGTGAGTACATCGACCGAGCTATGACGGGCAGAAATGATGATCGTCCCGACTTTCAGCGTATGATTGCAGACAGTGCAAAGCATACCTTTGAGCTTGTGCTTGTGTGGAAGCTTGACCGCTTTGCCCGTTCTACCGAGGACGCTGCTTACAACCGAGGAAAGCTCAAGCGTAACGGTGTGCGCCTGCTCTCAATCAAAGAAGACTTCGGAGACAGCTCCGCAGGTGACCTGATGATGCACGTCATGGAGAGCTTCAACGAATTTTACAGTGCCGACCTTCGGGAAAAGACCGTCAGAGGAATGCACCAGAGCGCACTTAAATGTCAGAGCACAGGCGGGCAAATTCCTATCGGCTATAAGATAGAGGACAAGAAGTATGCGATAGATGAAGCCACACGATTTATCCCGGAGACTGTTTTCAGAATGTATGCAGAGGGAAAGAGACTGGCAGAAATAGCCCGATATCTGAATGAAAAGGGCTATCGGACCCGCATGGGCAGGAAATTTACCACAGGAAGCTTTTACACAATGCTCAGCAACGAAAAATACATAGGCGTGTATAAATACGGAGACGTCCGTATTGAAGGAGGATATGAAGCTATGATTGACCCTGTTTTATTTGATGCAGTTCAGAAAAAGCTTGTTGAAAACAAGAAGCGTGCGCCGAAGATTTCCGAGCGTGAGAATTTTTATCTCACAGGCAAGCTGTTTTGCGGTCATTGCGGCGAACCGATGAACGGCATGAGCGGCAACAGCGCCAAAGGAAAGCATTTATATTACCGCTGCAACGGAGTGCGCAAGCATACAGGCTGTGATAAGCGCACCGAGCGGAAGGAAGAACTTGAAAATGAGATCATCGGAGCAATTCAGAGAGCCTTTGCCAATGCTGACCCCGAAGAGCTCACAAGAAAAGTGATTGAGAATTATGAAAAGAACTCTCGTCCTGCCGATCAGGTGAAGGTAATGAAAGCCGAGCTGCAGAAAATTACAAATAAGGTTGATAACGTTGTCAATGCCATTGCCGAAATGGGCGGCAACGAAACATTATACACTCAGCTCCGACAGCTCACCGAGCAGAAGGAGCAGAAAGAGACCGAGATCCGTATAGCAGAACACAAAGCCGATGATATGCCCACGGTTGAACTTGTAAAGAAAATACTTGACCTTATTCAGAACGCCGATACAATGACTGACGAGGGCAGGCAGCTGCTCATTGACGGAGCTGTCAGCCGCATATATGTATACGATGACAGCCTGGATATCTATTTCAAGGGTGGCAAGAACACAGAAATCCCACTAAATCCCGCAAATAAAGATGATGTATCAGATAATTCGTTCGCCTGCTGCAAGGAATGGGGAGCCAATCACGCATAATCCGAACACTTTCGTCACTAAGAATGTGTTCGGATTTGTTGTTTATTTTTGATATTGAAACCGTCCGAATTTTTATAAGTTCGGGCGGTTTTTGTTATCATAAAGTAAAATTCGCATTAGGTTTGAGTGCTGATTATAAGGTCAAGATAGAATTTATGCAAATTGTTATCTTTGTATAAATCGTGCCATAAGATATACTTTATTTTAAAATAAACAGCCTTTAGTTATTTTATAGCACCTATGGTATTGACAATTAATAGATACTATGCAACTTTACGAACCTTGGATAAGAAAGGATTAATTGTTGGTGCATCTGAAAAAAACGGAAATATGCCATTTCGTACAGTATATTCAATAAGTGAAAAGGGTAAAGAAGAGTTAAGAGATACATTGACAAAATTAATATTATCTTTTGACTATGATACCAATATGTTTTCTATAGTTGCCTTTTTTCTTGATGTTAAAATCAAAGAGCCGGACACAAGGGTGCAGAGCCGATGA